GCTTTCGGTCGATGTTCTCAAGCGCCCGTGTCTGGCGTTCCATCATGCCAGGCTCGTCGTAGGCCATGCCGCGAGCAGACCCGCCGAGGCTGAATCCCTGTCCGCCGTACAAGCCCATACCGCCAGCCGCCTCGAACGCCGCTCCCGTGATCGTCCGCTCCGCGCCCTGGCCGGTCAGGACGCCCGTGGTGTTGATCAGGAACTGGTCGAGCGTCGCACCGGCGACCGCCTTGGTGCTCTCCCAGATGCTTGTCCAGAACGCCGCCGCCGCGTTCATGTCCGGTGCCTGCTCGATGACTCGGGCGGCCCGCTCCTCGACGCGGAACTGCTGCTCCCGGGCCGAGGCGGCCGCGCCTGCGCCGAGCGCCTGCCCAACGGCGACGTCCGCCTGCATCTGGGCGGCCGTGAGCTGGCCCTTCGCAGCTGCGGCTTCTGGGCTGAACTTGAACGCTAGCTGGTTCAGCTCGTCAACCCGGTTGTTGATCGCCGAGATCAGGCCCTGGAGCGCCCCGAAGCCAGCCTGGGCGACGCCGAGCGCCGCCGTCATGCTCGTCGCGGTGGCCGTGCGCCGGGCCGTCCGGTTGAGCTTGTCGAGTTCCTTGTTGGTCGCGGCGACGCCCTTCACCACGCCCGAGGTGTCCATGGCGACCTGAATGGTCGACTTCATGCTCTTGTCAGCCATGGGAGCCCTTTATCCAGGGGAACAGAGCATTCGGCCGCTTGCCGGTCAGGGCACAGGCGATGACCACCAGCGCATTCTCGATGCGCTCCTCGGTGGTCAGCTCCTGGGATGACAGGCCGACGGGCATGGTCATGCGTTGCTCGGGACTTGCGATGCGCCAGAGCCTGCGCTCGGCGCGACCGTAGGGCGGATGCGGTTGACCTCGGCGAGGAGCGCCGCGGCGAGGTCGGCGCGGATGGTGCCCGCTTCCTTGGGGTTCGTCAGGAACGGGGTGCCGTCGGTGCACTCAATGGTCGTGACCCACCAGTAGGGGTTCGTGGCCGATGTCTGCGCTTCGGCGAGGGTCGGCTCGCGGAACACCAGCGGGCCGATCTCCTCGATGGTGACCGTGCGCCGCCGGGCGGTGAGCTGCTCAATCGGGATCGGCACTTACTGCTCCTCCCAGGAGAGTTCCCACAAGGCGAGGTCGGTTCCGTTGTCGTTGATTGACGCCGAGGTGATGTGGATGCTCATGGCGTTCGTGCCTGTGCCCCACTCGTTGATTTCCTTCGTGCCCTGATCGGTGTACTTGAGCGTCAGCGTCGCGCCCGTGCTGGTCGTCGCAGCGGCGAGGGTGTCTGGGAACAAGTGGCCGCGCAGGACGTCATCGGTGTTGCCGTCCTGCCGCAACAGCGTCAGGGTGCCCGAGCGCCGGATGCGGCCGGGCAGCCGCTTCTCGCGGTAGTCGGCGAGCGTGGTGGCGTCGAACGACGCACGCTCGACGTTGAGGGTGAACGAACGCACCTGAACGGTCCCCGTGACGCCGCTGAAAGCAATGGTCCCGCCGAAGCCGGTGATAAGTGCCATGGTCAGATTCCTTGGAAGGTGAAGGTCATGGTGCAGACGCGCTCGTCGCCTTCGGAGCCGTCTGCCTGTGATTCAGTACGCATCGAGGTGGAGATCGCCGTGAGCACAAGCTTTGCGTAGGTCGCACCCAGCGTGGTCGGGTTGTCCCAGTAGTCCACGATGTCATCAGCCACCTGGATGACGCCGAGCGCCGTGTCGCCATAGATGTTGACTTCGCAGGTCACGATCCACGACGCAGCCGGTTGCCCTGGCTGCGTCACCTGGCACTCGGCCCCGGTCAGCTCCCACACGACCGCAGGCGTCTGGGATCCCGGCCGACGCATCCCGACGGCGACGTCGGCCGTCACGGCGTTGTCCATGTGCTGCTGGAGCGCCTTGGCGACCTTCTCAAGTGCCAGGACGCTCATGGCTTGCCGCCCTTCGAGAGCAGCTTCTTTGCCTCAAGCAGCGCCTCGGCGCTCAATTCGCGCATGATCTTCTGCACGTTGAACAGCGCCCAGCGATAGGAGATGAATCGCCCGGCGACGCGCCCGCCGCTCGCCTTGTGCTTAAACCCTGATTCCAACAGGTGAAACACCCGCTGGCGGCCCTTGGCGACGCTGGAGTTCTTCGCCTTGCGGCCGTACCGGACGCCGATCTGTGCAGCGATGACGCCTGCCTGCCCGTGCATTCGGCGCGGCGATGTCATTTCAGTCGCGGCCGAAATGGCGAGTCGGTGCTTCATCGACGGGCCGCGGAACCGAGCCATAAGCCACTTCCGCCCGAGGTCGCCGACGTACGGCTTGAGCACCTTGCGGAATACGCGCTTCCGAAGCGCCTCGTTCACGTTGATGGGCAGCCGCTCAAGGGTGCGCCGCAGCTCGGCGTCTTCGAGCTTGATTTTGACGGCGGTGGCGGTCACAGCACCACCTCGACGGCGATGATTTCCATGTTCCGGCGACGCTGGTCGCGGTCGGTCGCGCCGCGGATGTTGAGGTAGCGCGTGGTGCCCCAGTCGGACCAGACCAACCGGCTGCGCGTCGAGATCGACGGGTGCCAGGGGCACAGGATTCGGTAGTTGCTCTGAATCGCCGGGCCGCCATCGTCCACGCTTTCGGCGGTGTCCAGCTGCTCGATGTGCATGGGGATTACGGCGACGTCGGACCATGTCTCGACGGCCTGCCCGAGATCGTCCACCGTCGTTGCGGGGTTCTGCAACGTCGCGACGAGCCGCATCATGCCATGCGGGACATGCGCCATCAGCCGATCCCCTTCCCCATCATGCCCGAGATGCGATCCCAGTAGTCGCTCGACAGGACCACCGTGTCATCCCCGCGGCTCTGAACGTGCTGCGTGACACGCTGTAACAGCGCCATTTCAAGCAGCGGGTTCAGCGTGTTCGAGCCGCAATTCACGGTCAGGAGGAGCGGGTACGTCCTGGTTGCGTCCTGCTCGACGCCGCTGACGATTTCGCGGTCGAGCTTGGCGTACTGGAGCCCGTTGATTGTGACCAGCGGATGCTCATACGAGAATCCGCTTTCGTTGAACGACACCACCATGGTCACCGGCTGCCGGGAGAGAAGTACAAGCTTCTCCGTGTTCGTTGGCTCCACGCCGACGTACTGCGTGCGGGTGGTCGGGTCCACGACCCAGCCGGTGCGCTCCTCGAGCTCGCGCACGGCAGCCGCCCAGGCGATGCCGATGGCCGGATCGTCCTCGGTGTGAGGGATGCGAGCCCAGGCGCGGAACTTGGCGAGATCCAGGGGCATCGTGCTCCTTCAAGCAGGGGCGTCGGGGGTGCAGCCCGACGCCCCTGCCGATGGGAGGAGAAGAACCGTCAGGCGTTGGTGGTCTGGTTCTGGACGAGCGCCTTCACGCGGGTGAAGTTGCTGTTGGCGAACATCATGCCCTGGAAACGGACGCGGGCGGTCTGCGACAGGCTGTACTCGTCGCGGATCATCGAGATGCCACCCCATTCGCGGATGGAGAAGCCTTCCGAGATGTTTCCGAGCACGGCCACGCAGTTCTTCCCGGTGGTTCCCGTCGTGACATGCACCGGGGTGTACTCGGTGACGTAGACGGGCAGGCCGAGCAGCGTGAACTGCGAGCCGGTGCGAACGCCTGCGTCGGCCGACGGCACAAACAGCGGCACGTTGTTCGCCGTCAGGCTCGCGAGCTTCGCGTACGAGTCCTGCGGGAGAATCCACGCCGCCGAGCCCCAGTACGCCGCGGGGAGCTTCTCGTAGCGCATTTCGGTCAGCTTCGCGAGCGTGATGCCAGCCGTAACCGCTGCGGCGCGGGTGTTCGTGACGCCCGTGGTGGACACGATGTTCACGTTGGCGTTCACGGTGAAAATTCCCGTGGGCGCGTTCGTGCCGGTGCCGCCGACGTATCCCCATTCGAGGTTCCGAGCCAGCTGCCGCTGAATGTGCTCAACGACTTCGGCCTCGATGTCGAAGTTGGACTGCCGGATCAGCTGCTGGCTGATCTCGACCTTCGGCAACGTCGGGTTGGGCGCCAGCGGCACCTCGGCGAACGCCGGGTCGGTATTCGTCGTGGCCACGCTGCCAGTATCCGGCTCGGTCCATGCCGAGGTGTAGTCGGCGGTGGCCAGCGTGTTGTACCGGAGCGTCGTGTAGCCCTGGACGCCGGTGCGGATGTCTGCGAGGTTGCGGACCACGGTGCTCGCGTCGAGGTACTTGAGGATGCCCTCTTCGTAAATCTTCGGGATGAGGATGCTGCTCGACGCGGTCGAGATCAGCGCACGCTGTTCCGGAGCCGCGCCGCCGCGCATGTACGACAGCCATTGGTCGCGGTATTCCGTCGTGGCGCGCCATTCCTCGGTGCGCTCGCGGGTTTCGCGACCGACCTTGGCCAGCACGGTGTGGCTGGCGAACTTCTCGCGCAGCTCGGCCGCGGACCGCTTCTGGTTCAGGTCCTTCAGCTCGTCCATCAGCTCGGTCGCACGGGCTTCCTGCTCGGCGTTGATCTCGTCGTGAGCGAGAATCCCGTTCACTTCCGCCTCAATCGCCTTGCGGCGCTCAATGATTTCTGCCTGCTTCATAGCGTGATGCTCCGGTACCGCAGACGAAGCCGGGCGAGCGCCCGGCTGTAGGTGCGAGCTTCGGCGGCCGTCTGCGGGTACGCGCCGGATTCGACAATGGACACCTCGCGTAGATCAACGTCTACGAGGGTGCGCTCGGTGCCCTTCCAGGCGTCCGAGCGAACGATGAAACCGAACGACATTTCGGACAGGACGCCCGAATCGACCAGCGCGTAGACGTCCTTCGCCCGCTGCGTGTCGGGCAGCTCGACGTCGAACGCCAGCCCGCGTGTGTCACTCGCGAGCTTCAGGCGCTGGCTCTTGGTGTTGGCGAGCAGCTCGCGCCGGTCATGGCCGACCAGCAGCGAGATGTTCCCGGCGAGGCTCCGGTCGAATGCGCCACGGGCGACGCGCTCGGTGAACGGCTTGCCGCCGTTGACGCTGCGAACGACCAGCGGGTGGCTCGGTGCGTCGTACACCGCGG